TCCCTGTCCCCTGCTGATATGACATTAATCGCATCAAAATTATAGAGTTGCCCGTTGTATTTGTTGGCAAGACCCTCAAACTCTTTTTGTCTATCACTGCCAACCACGAGATTAATGGCTGAGTACCCTGCTGTGTCTGCATTTTTTAAAGCATCAATAATTGTACGAATAGATTGATCATACACTATATTACTACTATGGTCAGGAAAAAGTTTCTTCATGAACAGAACTTTTTCTTCCGCACCAATAGGATTCTTTTCATTATCCTGAGAATGAGATGGGTAAATTGTATACTCTCCCTCCTCAGCAGTGTCTTTAATTTTAGTTAAAAGTTTTTCGTGACCAAGCGTCGGCGGGTTAAACCTACCAAAACCAAGAGTAAGCGTTCCTCTAGTTTTTTCCACCTCTTCTGGTTCTTCAGCATCGGGCATCTCTTTAGATGCTGCACCTGCCTCAGACGGAGGAGGATTTTCTGGTATAGACCCTCTTGCTGCAGAACCTGGCTTGAGTGGATCTGTTTCTGCTGCTGGTTTGCGTCCACTATTAAATACAAGTTCTCCTTCTACGGTTCGTCCGACTATACGACCGTTACCATCTACCCATGATCCATGTCCATCACCTGTCAAACCAAGTTTCTTGGCTTGTTTAGCAGCGTTGGAGGAAGCTTCGATTAAAAATTTAGAAAATGATTTCATTATCACCCGAATACTCTACGAGTAGAACCCTTGATGATATTTATATTAAACGCAAGGGTAATGCGATACTCATCTGAATAGTTTGCGGTTACCATGTGTCTCAACCATGAGGGAAATATCAATATATCTCCTTCTTTTACATCAGGTAACCAATGTTGTTGTCTAAAATCTGGTGTTCTATCTGGACTTCCTAGATCATTATACTGATAGGAAAATAAAGAGTACAAAGGATTGACAAATTTTGTCGCGTCATGTTCAGGATCTAATTTAATGTAGTGACACGCAGAATAAAAACCAGGCAAATGATCATGCTCTTCTTGGTTATCACCTTTGCCATAAAAATTTAACCACGATTCAAATACATCACACCTATGATCTAAATCTATATCCTGTGAGAACTGATTCATAATACCATCATAAAAATGCTTATATTTGTTCTTACCACAGGCACGAAACTCTGTTTTCAATGAGCAATCCCAACCATCAGGTTTCTCATTGACAGGAATACCTATACATTCTTCAAATTTTTTCTCTGCAATTTTGCGAAGTTCAGTAGGATCCAGATAATAACGAAACATCGGAACCCCAAAAATTAATTTGTGATTCATCAATATATTTTTAGAAAAGGTCCGTTCTTAGAAGAAAATTCTTTCTTAGCACCATAGTATAAACATCTACACCACTCTACCATTTTACCTTGTTCAGCAATTTTTGTCCAGATATGTGCCCACTCCATAGCGATTAACTTAGATGAGAATCTACCTGCGGAACTCCTATCCATTTTGTTAGTTTCATAGTCAATTGCAAAATCTAACACTTGATCAAACCCTCTTTGGATCAATACACCGTCCTGATATACTGCAACATCACCAAAATCTATACCCTTTCCTTGTAATTTTTGATATAAATTTATCCAATATTGTTTATGAGAATCACTCCACTGTCCTACTGGGGGGATGTGTGGATGTTTAGATGCAGAAGATGGTCTAGTCATATTCATCCCTTGTAAGAATCCATCTAAAGCTTGACTAGAAACTTTTCCTAGTTTAGCACCAGCATCTGCACCTTTAGGAGTCAAATCTGTTTGTACAAGGTTCCTTTCTTTAGAGTATTGAAAGTTTCTAGACTGTCCATGGATCTTTCCACCTCTCTCAGTCTTCATATCAAACCCAAGTTCACCAGTATCAAAGAGATAATTATTCTTTCTACCTAAAGTTAGAGTGCATTTTATAGAACCAGGCACAAGATCTAGATTAATTTTTGTCTTCTTGTCTCCCATGTTCGCTGTCTCAGCGTTGGCACTCTTTTTTGTTTTCTTGATTGCTTTAAGAGACACTCCAATTAAAACTTTGTCTTGCAGAGTTTCTCTCATGTACGCATTAAGTAATTCTAGTTTAGCATCCTTACTCATGCCATCAATATTTGTAAGTTCTTTGATAGTTCCAGAGACAACTCTTTCCATACTTCTCTTAACCATCACAATATCCATAGGATTCCACCTATCTTTAACACCTACACCGCATTGTTTTGCTGCAATTTGTTCAATGTAGGGCATGATACCGTTATCTCTAGAATACATATACCCTTTCTGTCCCTTCAAAAATTGTTTAAGAGCAACAGTTTGTTTTCTATATGTGTCCTTCCACTCAATATTATACCCGCCATAAATTCTTTTCATTTCGGCGTCAGTGGGTTCTTTATTTCTTTCAATAGAGGTTTCAAACCAATATCTAGACCCATTTTCTTGTTGTGCGGTCTCAATAGCGTTCGTTGCCATACAAAAAAAGAGGGATGTTCTCCCTCTTATTTAGATTACAGATCGTCAATTCTTCGATTCTCGGAAAAATAAGAATCAAATGACCCGTTAGGATATCTAGCAGACAGTTTGGAAATGTTCTGAGCAATGACATCATCAAGAGATACATCAAGAGCGATACATGCTTGTGCAACATACCAAAGAATATCACCAAGTTCAACACGGAGATGGTTGATATTGGCAGCATCAAATGATTTACCTTGGAATGAAATCTTTTTGACAATCTCAAGGAACTCTCCTGACTCTGCAGATAATCCTACAGCAGCAGTAAGAAGACGCTCGATCTTACAACCATCTGCTTGTAATTGTGCCATGCGAGCAATAAAAGATCCACCTTTTTTAGAAGGATCACTAGTAACTGCATCAACAAATGACAAGTACTCAGTCCACTTAGGGTTATCAACTCTTTGTGTACCTATCGTGACTGTATCTGGGGTGATCTGTACTGCTGGAGGTTTGGGGGGTGTGGGGGCAGGATTATTGTTAGCCACGCTACCAAGTTGAGCACCAGTAGGATCCTGAGGATCATCCCTCCATCCCTCAGTCCCTGCGTCGCCTGGTTCTGCTTCCCAGAATTCCTTGTTGCGACGAGGTTTTGGTTTAAGTTGTGTTTGTGGTTTTTGCGGATCTGGTGTTGCATCGGCAATTGCACTTGAAAATGTTGGCATGATTCTAAATTGACTTTGTATTTTCTGGATGAAAGTTCAGCACTTTATTTAGATGTAAAAACTCCCACGAATAGCATACGGTCTCTAGGTTTTTATCCTCAAAGTCTAGATCAGATAATTTTAGATCTAAAAATCCAGCGAGTGTAACTCTCTGAGTATTAGTAAACCATTCAAGTTCTATGTATGGGTTGTGAAAGAAGTGTGCTGGATAAGCTGCATAACTATTATAACACATAGTATGAATAGATTCAAGTTTCCACGGACCGTAATCTTTTATTTGAAACCATGAACTATCTGGAGTACACTGTTCTCTTATCTCTTGTATAAATGTTTGTTCTGTAGATTGATCATTCCAACTAAAATCTAATCTGGTTTTCTTACCATTAAAAGACCAGAATCCAGTTTTTACATTGGGAGACTTAGTTAAATTAATATTGTATGCAATCATACAGGTGTCATCATAATCGTCTGACATGGTATCTGTATGTGGAAATGCAGATTCCGCATGTACAAGTTTCATATCTGATGAGAAACAATTGCCATTAGTGGATCTAATATTAATTGATTTTAATCCCAACAAAGATGCGATTGGTTTAGCAAGAGGTAGTCCAAAGAAGTCACCTATCTCTGGATGAACATAGTATGACATGCCTGGTCTAATAATATTTTCCATATCATTACACCCATTAGTCCACCAGTGACCCTCATCTAAAAATTGACGAACTAAATCAGGATATTTAAAGTAGTCTTGAGCAACAAGAACAGGTATATCTCCATTCAAATACTGATACTCAAACTTTAAATTGTTTAGTTCAGATATTTTTTGCCATCTTTCGTTGGTA